ATCTGGCTCCCAAATGAGATGACTGAAGACGAATGGCAATCCTTAGTAACCAGATTTACTAACAATATAAATCCAGGAGGTGTAATATATGCACCAGTCTACCAAAAGTGGGTAGTAATTTAAAACTAAAATAATGAGTTGGACCTATAAACAGCATGAAATAGGAGATATCACTCAATTCCCAGAAAAAACATTTGGCTTTGTCTATATGACAACACATAAACCTTCGGGTAAGTCATATATTGGGAAGAAAGTATTATTTCATAATCAAAAGAAAAAATTAGGTAAAAAAGAACTAGCGGCCTTAACAGGGGTAGTTGGTAGAAGACCTTCATATAAATTAGTAGTTAAAGAATCAGATTGGCTTAAATATTATGGCTCACAATCAGATATTAAACAATTATTATTAGAAGGTAAAAAAGATGAATTTGAACGTACCATATTAAAAATGTGTCCTAGTAAAAAATCATTAACCTATTTTGAAATAAAATACCAAATGATATATCAAGTATTAGAAAAACCGGATGAATTTTTCAATGATAATATTTTAGGTAAATTTTTTACAAAAGATTTAAACGGAATTGAATTCGAGGATTTCGTGGCTGATAAAATCTAGTTTCGTATATTACCACATATGGTAAACCAATTATTAGTTACATTAGTAAACTCAGTACTGGGTTCGGGCAAAGCTACTGCTCGAAACAACTATGCTTACCATTGTCCTTTATGTCATCACCATAAACCTAAATTAGAAGTAAACTTAACTGAAAATCGCGAAGGTAAAAATCCTTGGCATTGTTGGGCTTGTGATGCTAGAGGGACTACAATATATAATTTATTTAGACAGGTTAAAGCAGCAGCAGATAAATTTACAGAACTTAAATCTTTAGTTAAAACTTCTAGGTCTATTAAAGATACAAAAGTTGTATCTAACGTTGTATTACCTAATGAATATATTAGCCTAAATAACGTTAATAATAGCGATATAATGGCTAGACATGCGCTAGCATACTTAAAGAATAGGAATATAAGTAAATACGATATAATTAAATATAATATAGGTTATTGTGATAAAGGATTATATAAAAATATGATTATAATTCCAACATATGATGTAGATGGTAGATTAAACTATTTTACTGCTCGCTCATTTGAAAAAGAACCATATGTAAAATACCGTAACCCATCAGCAAGTAGAGATGTAATACCAAATGAACATTTAATTAATTGGAATATACCCATTATTTTATGTGAAGGACCATTTGATGCTATTGCTATAAAAAGAAACGCAATCCCTTTATTAGGGAAAAACATACAGAGTAGCTTAATGAAAAAAATAGTTACTTCTTTAGTAGATAAAATTTATATTGCATTAGATAGGGATGCAATTAAACAAGCTTTAAAATTCTGTGAAAAATTAATGGCAGAAGGTAAAGAAGTCTATCTTGTGGATATGCAAGATAAGGATCCGAGTGAAATGGGTTTCGAAAATTTCACCAAATTGATTCAAACAACAGTTCCACTTACCTATTATGATTTAATGGAACAAAAATTAGCTATATGATCAAAAAATCATACCAAAGACTATTAGAAATTTCAGATGATTATCAACAAGTTACAATGCCTGATTCAAGGTATTACAGACGAAATGGTAAATATTACCCATCAGTAACTCATGTTTTAAGTTCTTATCCAAAAGGTAAGTATTTCGAAGACTGGCTTAAAAAAGTAGGTTATAGTGCGGAATGGATTGTTAAAAAAGCAGCAGAAGAAGGAACATTAGTACATGAAATGATTGAAGACTGGTTAAACGGTAAAGAAATTAAATTTTTGTATGATAATGGTAACCCTAAAATGCCTGCTCATGTATGGCAAATGTTCCTTAGATTTGTAGATTTTTGGGAAACTTATAATCCAACATTAATTGAAGCAGAAGTACATTTATTTTCAGATGAAATACAAGTAGCAGGTACCTGTGATTTAGTATGTGAAATTGAGATAGATGGTAAAATGGAACGTTGGATTATAGACTTTAAAACATCTAACCACTTACAAACAACATATGATTTACAAGGGGCAATCTATGCTCAATGTTGGGAAGAATGTTATGGGAAGAAGATAGATAGAGTAGGTGTTTTATGGTTAAAATCTAAATCTAGAGGTGAAGATAAATCTGGTAAACGTTTAAAAGGTAAAAATTGGGAAGTATATGAGTCACCTCGTACACAAGAACAAAATATAGAAATATTTAATCATGTTAAAGCATTATTTGATATTGAAAATCCTAAACCAAAACCATACACAAACACATTCCAAACAACTTCAAAGAGAACCGTGTAGAAATTTGGCTACCCGGGCTATCCTTCGTATATTTACCATGTTGAGCAGTTAAGCACAACATTTAAAAATTAAGGTTATATGATGAGTCCAGAAGAAGTTTATTTTGCAGAACAAGAGTTCAATCGTTTTGAAGAGATTATGAATACAAAAGAAATCCTTACAAAAGAGGAGTATGATTTTTGTTTTGCATATGACAAAGATATTAGAGAAGATACCTCTTATCTAGGAGATGGTGAATACTTAAACCTAAGGGTTTATAGTGAACATGACCACGAAAAACGTGGAGAAGATGATGTGAACAACTGGTAAAAACAATGCACGGGAGGCTTGGCTTCCCGGGCTAGGGTTCGTATATTCATAGGGTATTAATAATTAAAAATAAAGGTTATGTTTAAAACAGATGCAGTAATTAGTTTATGGGTTGGAGTTAATGGTGGTTTTATTACCGTTGATGAGTATTATGAAATGTTAAATTTATTAAATTAAGGTTATGTCAAGTATTAAAGAAATCAAAGAAATTATTGGAAAAGGAGATGTTAAATTTACTGTAAAAGGAATTACTGAGTACCGAAGAGGTGGTGATGATAATGAGTATGGTGATTTTCCAAAAATGTTTAGAGTTAATAAAGATAGTGATGCTATTTTTGAAGATACAAATTTGTTTGGTAGAGGAATGAATGTTACCAAATTAGGTCCTACTTGTATTACATTATATGATTTTAATATGTTAGGTAAAAAAACAGTAGGTAAAATTAATTATAAAGATATTACAATTTTAAAATAAAGGTTATGAAAAAAATAGTATATTTACACGGTTTAGAAAGTGAACAAGGAGGAACTAAAGTATCTTTCTTATCAACAAAAGGTGCAGTTTATGCCCCTGAAATGGATTATGAAACCCTAGATTTAGATGAATTTATTTATACATTAGGTATGCCTGATTTAATCATAGGTTCTAGTATGGGGGGTTATGTCGCTGATATTATTGGTTCAAGATTAGGAGTTGATGTTTTATTATTTAATCCTGCTTTACATAGTAGACGAATAGATCCTGGGTATGAATATTATGGTAACACATACGAACGTACAATTGTCTTAGGTACTGAAGATGATATTGTTGACCCTGAATTAACTAAAAAACTATGGTCTGTTCATGGTAATGAAGCAATACATGATGAAGTTGAAGGTATGGGTCACAGAACGCCACTTGATGTTTTTATCAATATGTATAATAAACATGTTTAATTATGATCAAACTAGTAGATCTCTTAAATGAGATAGATATACCAAAAAATACATGGACAACTATACCATCTTCAGAATTACAGGATTATGATGAAGAAATATTCAAATTAATTTCTACAGCTTATGCTCCTATTGGTGGTCATCCTAATTTTACTTCTCCGGACTCGATAACAGGTAAGGAATCAGATGCTAAATATGTAGTAATAGATTTAGATAACGATGATGAAATTGATGCTCTATCAGCATATAAACAAAAAGGATTTGGGAATAAGTTTATAGCAACTGGTCATGATGGTACTAAACCTGCTAAATCTAGAGTAGTAAATTATAGAGCAGATTTATTAAAACAACCAGGATATTATATAGAAGTATCAGGAGCGTGGATAGATATTCTTTCTGCCAAAGGTGTAGAACCAGTTGACGATGAAGAATTAGTACGTCAAGTACTTAAAGGAAAAGACATTGAATGGTTAGGCAATGGGAGATACAAGAGAAATATAGCAGGAAAATTATATACAAAAACATTAATGGGAAAACCAACAGTATGATAAGTTTAGTACAATTATTAAAAGAAGCACAAGGTAGTCCAAAAGCGATTATCTTAGCAGGAGCACCGGGAGCAGGTAAAGGATACATTTTACGTGGTTTAGACTTAGGAGGTCTAAAAACAATGAATGTAGATGATATCTATGTTCCTTTATTAAAAAAAGCTAATGTTAGTTTAGATTTAAAAAACGCAACACCTGAAGAAAGAAGTGAGCAAGCTAAACAAATGGCAGCCGCTAATAAACAATTCAAAGGTGAATTAGAACAAGTAATAGCAGGTAAAGAATCATTTATATTAGATGGTACAGCTGCTTCATTTAAAAAAACAGCAGAATTAAAATCAGAACTAGAAGAGGCAGGATATGATACATTTATGCTTTATGTTTATACAGATTTAGAACGTTCGTTAAGTCAAAACCAAGATAGATACATAAAATCAGGAGGTGAAGATAGAAGTTTAGCACCCGCAATTGTAATGCGTACTTGGAAAAGTGTAACAGATAATTTACCTAAATATGAAGAATTATTTGGTAATAATTTTGTAGCAGTAGCTAACACATTAGAT